AGCAATACGGCAAGAAGATTAGGAATTAGTAATGAACCTAATAAAAATCACTTATCAAATATGCAAATGGTTGTTACAAACCTTTTGCAACCTATGCGGGACGCTCTTGGTCCTATTCGTGTTACTAGTGGTTATCGTAGCCCGGGACTCAATCGTGCTATTGGTGGAAGCAATAAATCGCAACATTGTAAAGGTCAAGCTTGTGACGTGCAGTTTTGGAAAGAAGGTCAAATGTGTAATCAAGAAATATACAATTGGGTTTTAAAATCAGGAATAGAGTTTGACCAAATGATTAACGAATTTAATTTTGCTTGGATACATATATCTTTAAAAGACGAAAATAATAGAAACGAAGTTCTTGAAGCGTACAAAGACAAAGATGGTGACACAGCTTACAAATATGCGGATACACATACTTCACTATGAGCAAGTTCTTAAATTTTTTAAGTGGAGGAGTTGTTAAGCAGGTCGGTGATGTGCTTGATAACCTTACTACGTCTAAAGAAGAAAAACTAGAAGCTCAACGTAAGATAAAAGAAGTTCTTATGGAAGCTGAGTCTCAGGCTCAAGAACAAGTCACAAGGCGATGGGAAGCCGACATGAAGTCTGACAATTGGCTTTCTAAAAATATAAGACCTTTAATTTGTATATTCTTAACAGCTATATTTGTTATTATATCTATATTTGATGGTAATGCAGGAGGTTTTAAAATTGCACCTGCTTATATACCTATCTATCAAACTTTACTTATTACTGTATACGGTGCTTATTTTGCGGGACGTTCTATAGAGAAGATTAGGAAAAAATAATTTCTTATCTTTGTCAAAACTTAAATCAAATAAAATGGCAAATTTAACAGCAGAAGAATTAAAAGAATTACAAGCTTCATTAAAAGATTTCAATAAATGCAAAATGCAATTAGGTGAAACAGTTTTACAACAGCAAGCATTAATTCAAAAAATGAATACTTTAAGAGCACAATCAAATGCTCAAGAAGGAGCATTAATAGAGAAGTACGGTAAAGATTCTGTAATTAATATTGAGACAGGAGAAATAAAGCCTCCGGAAAAAAAATAGATTATGACAAAAATAAGTTTATATTCAACGGTTACCCCCGCATTAGATGATAAAATAATAGGAACAGAGGTTTCCGGCTCACCTGCAAATGTTACTAAAAACTTTACAGTAGGTTCTATTGTAGATTTATTACAGTTAGCTACGTTAGATAGGTCATTGTCGGCTACGTGTCCTGATAACGGTATAGCACCATCAACTACTAATACTTTAGAAAAAATTAATTTTGGTGCAGCTCAAGCAAACCCAAATATTAGTTTAGATATTTCAGGTACTATAACGGCTCAAAAAGCAGGATGGTATTTAGTAGAAACTACATTTGGACTAGTTTCCGGTATTGGAACAGCTAAAGTTATTACCAATATAGCTATATACAAAAATGGTGTTTTGTATGGTAAACCTCAAGCTTGGCAAAGAGTTCAAAACAGTTCTCATAATATAGTTGAAGCCGTTACGAACAGTTTTCAAATTGAATTAGCAGTTAATGATACTTTAGAGTTTTATGTATTAAGAGATGATGATGGGGCTAATGCAGGTGGCTTATCTTATATAAGAGCAAATGCAAGTAGTCCATTGCCGGATGTTCCGTGTGCCGTTGTAGATATACATAAATTTAATTAAAAGTGGATATTAGAAAAATATCAATAGGTCCCGATTTTAAATCCGGGGCTATGCATTATATTGTCGGTCAAGAAATTCTTAACGGTTCTCACAAAATTCATTTGATTCAAAGAGACCTAAAAACTTTAGCAATAAAGATTTGGATAGAAAGAGAAGATGAAGTACTTTTGTGGAAAGAGTTCAACTCTAATATGCCAATTTCAATCGAGTTCAATATAAACTTCTAAAATGAAGTCTCCATTTAATTTTATTGTTACTCCTGTAGAAGGGAAACGATATTCTAATACCACCAATATAGGTGGAATGGATTTTATTACAAGTACTTCAGAAGAAAATCATCACGCTTCCAATCGTGAAGCAATAGTTATCGAAACCCCAATAAACTACAATGGTCCTATAAAAATAGGGGATACACTTCTTGTTCACCATAATGTTTTTAAATTTTATAATGATATAAAAGGTAGAAGAAAAAGTGGTAAGAGTTTTTTAAAAGATAATTTATTTTTAGTAGATAATGAACAATTTTATTTATACAAACAAAATAATAAATGGCATAGTCACGATAGATATTGTTTTGTAAAACCCATAGATAAATTAGAAAGCTTTATAGAAAAGTCTTTTAAAAACGAACCTTTAATGGGTGAAGTAGTTTACCCTAATGATTATTTAAAATCAAAAGATATAAAAAAAGGGGATAGAGTATGTTATACTCCGGATAGTGAATATGAGTTTAAAATAGATGGAGAGCTAATGTTTAGAATATATGACCATCAAATAACTGTAAAATTATAATGTTTGGAATAATAGATAACGTACTTGTTGACCCTAAAGCTTACGTTAAAGAAGTTTTAAATAATCCTTTTGTAGACGTTTCTGATGGGGTTAATGTATTTAAAGGTATACAACCTAGAAGTAACGATGAGTTTGAAAAAAAAGTATTAAAGATGTTTGATGGTTACGAGGTAGCTTTTAATTTTATTCGTCAATCTCCTTACTTACAAGAAGAGCCAAATTATTTACACAGCGATGAAATGATGGGAGATATTACGATTCTTCTTTATTTAAATCAAAATTATCCTGAAGGTGCAGGAACAACTGTATACATACCCAATGATACAAAAGTAATTGACTATAAATTTAATAGGATGTGTTGGTTTGATTCTAAAGAACTACATTCTAGAAATATAAAAGAAAACTTTGGTGTTGGCCATGAAGCAAGGTTAGTTCAAGTAATATTTTTAAAAGATAAAAATGAACTCAATAGAACTTAGAGAGGAAATAATAAAAGCAGGTCGTAGAGCTGTAAAGCAATTAATTAAAGTTGCAAAAGAAGAAATTATAAAACCTGACCCTGAAGATGAGTTGGCAGCGGATAGATTAAAAAATGCTGCTGCAACAAAAAAACTTGCAATATTTGATGCTTTTGAAATACTAAAACGTATTGATTTAGAGGCAGAAAATATTTTAATAGAATCAAAGGGTCCAAACAAAACTGATACTAAACAAGGATTTGCAGAGCGAAGGTCAAAATAGTTTATATCGAATTATAAAAGATTATATTCCAAAACAAGTACGTTCAAAAAAAAATAGTGGACGAACTTGGTTGTATGGTTATAATGAAAAATATGACTTTGTTAATATTTCAAAAACCGGGCAAGTTGGAGATGTAGTTGAAATATCGGGTTTAAAAATAGGTCTTCCTTTAAAACCTGAATTATGCGATTCACGTCACACTACTAAATCACTTCAGTATTGGGAAAGAA